ACCAACTCCCTGCAAACAGAATACCTTTCAAGCTACGACTCCATTCACTCTTTTAGACTGTTATTGACCTTTATAAAGAAGTCAATACCTATTGGTCGGAAACGTGGACGTTGAATTACTTGCTTTACTAAGCAGTTACTCAACGGCGATACAACCGGTAGACCAGCTAATTTGTAACGCACAATATCGAACACGGTCGGAAGACCGGTTGGATGTTGAGGCACACAAATTAACGTAGTTTGGAAAAGTTCGGAGTATATCTCTAAACCGGATATTTGTAGCGAGGTGAAGGAAGGCATACCCTTGGGGGATAGGCCTTCAAACCCAATTACACTACTAATTGATGTTAGATGAACAAGACTCTCGCGAGTTTTGTCTCTAGCACGTCTCCTCTCACCTTCGACCATGTCAATTAAGACACCGTCGAGGGCATTGGAAACTTCATCAATCAAATCCAAACTGACACCATAAACTTTGAAATAGGAAAGTGTACTTTCAACCCTCGCGGGTCCGAAGCGACTTCCACTATTGACAGAACCAAAAGGTCCTGCAATAGATCAAAGCAGTGTCTCCATCTTACCTCTTGATATCTTAACGATATCATGGGTGAGCATTCCTACAGCCTGCACTACAGACGCAAAATCGATATGGCCACCTTTCTTTATATAATCATCAATAAGGGTTGGGATATTACCAGGAGCTTTTAAACTCAAGATAATATTCTTTGGCCCTACTGGCGAAAATTCAGAAACAGGATTAACTATTCGTTTTGCGAATTCCATCATCCCTAGCTTAGACTGAATGGACTTGGATAGATTAATTTCTACACCAAACCACTCAGTCATGATCTCGAGGTAGGCTTTCGCCACCGCTTGATCAGCTATGACAATGTCGTCGCCCAGCAACGCGTAATCAGTGAATCAGGTCTTTCAACCTAACCTACTGGCACAAAGTTGGACAACGAAGTGATGACTGAGAGAAAACACTCCTCATGATGACAGGGCACCCATAGGCTGACCTACAGCGTACTTAAGACTCTCGTCTTTAAGTCACCATTCCCTATCCACTAACAGTGACCTTCAAGCCTCAGCAACATCTCTGTTATACAACATTGATAGAAGCTGAACCTGAAAATCTACTGGAAAGCGATCGGTAGCGGCAGAAAGGTCATAAGAGAAGACGGATTTATCCTCCTTCTCCTTAACCTTTGCACGTAGTAAAGCCAGCGGAGCGTCCTGGTCAAAAGTCCCGTCCTGATCAATGCCCTTAAGAATCTTAAAGACATGTTCATGGACTGGTAAAAGGATTGTTTGAGTTCAAACATCTGTAATAGCGAACACTCTTATCTTTCCGGCCGGTTCAATTTTAGTTGATAACTTTCCAAGCTTAGTAACCTTTGTAGGTTCTAAGTCCTTAATCAGATCGATCTCGTCATCTAGGAGAGAAGAAATTCTACTCCCAAAATAATTTGATAAGATCTGTATAGGTTTCCGGGTTCACCCTTGGCGCATATGTTCATATGCATCAAGAGTTGCCCCTAGGATTGATACTCTATAATTCGGTCCAGCCGTCTTAAGGTTAAGTAGAAATTTGGGTCCGACCGGGTTATTACCCCTTCGGACTTCAAATAATCTATCTCAAACTCTTCTAACCTCTAACCCAGACACTGTTGTGGAAACACCAGTGAAAGGAGAAGTGATAGTTGATAATTTGAGCGAGCCTTTATAGCTCATAACCTTAAAGACAGAGAGAATAGCTAGGATTACACGTATAACTACCTTGTCTCCTGACGAAATTAATTCGCGAAGAGACTTAGGGATAATTAACGGTAATCCATATGAAGTTGCGACTCTAATCTCAGGCCCAGAGGTTCTAGGATTACCGCTCAAGTAATGAATAGTCAATAAATTGGCTAGTTTCAAATACTGAACTGTAAACTTTGTACCGCTGTTCTTACGAAGATCCATGATTTTATTCATGAGAACTAAGTAAGGACCTGGGATAGTAATTCTGTTTAATCAGAGTAGTAATCTCACATACCTTATAAACAGTTTGTTTCCAGACTGTTTGGTTGTGATAGAACTATTTCGTGTTTTAAACATAATTATGCTGCTTCGAACCTGCTTATGGATGTAGTTCAAAAGACTACGTCGACAAGGCTAACTAGGTTTGTTATTTTAAGATCCGATATTTACAGATTTACAGCTTTTCTGAAACACGACATCGTGTGATGACGGCAATTCTCAGCCGCTTAGTACTCCTCGCTACTGAACCGATCATACCTTTTGATCTAGCGCAGTAGGCCTCACCAATCAACCCGAAGGTTAGAAGGAGAAAGTGGGGATCGTACCGATAAGGGTTTATTACAGCTTGATCGGGTTAAAGATCAAGGCCGCAAGGCGCCCTCACTATGGTTAAAT